GCCATCATTATATTGTATGAACAACTGTCCGCTAACAGAGTCCCACCACAACGGACCAAGCACATTACCAGGTGGTGCAGCACCAATGTATGCACCTGTCGGCACACCCATGGATGTGAAACGATCCACGTATTGCTTGGTTGCAGCATCAAACGCAGCTACAGGATCACCTGCCAGTGTCAAGCGTCCTTGCATTGTATCACCACCACGTGATACACGTTCACTTAATGCAGTATTCAATTTATCCGCACGTAGCGGGTTCTCACCTCGTGTGAATGTCGTGCTCATGCAAGTGGGTCCTGATCCAGAACGAAGAAACTATCATCACCAGTGCCCATGAACTCCTGATCGTTGTAACGAGAGCGCGGATCAAGCGGCAATGGGTTCTGCGCCAGTGCAGTCTTCATCATTGTCCTGCGCCGCTGTGCCAACACCTGGAACTTATTCACCTGTGCGGGGATCGTTCCATCATCAACACAGTACATCCAGCATGCATCGTATTGCAGCATCAACCCGTCCATGTACAACTTGTCAGTCATACTGAATGGCATTACGGGACGCTGCAAACCGAGGATCACAACACTACCAGTGCTGCTCTGAGGAAAGACCTTAATCGGTCTGTTGGGCGTACTATAATTTGGCACCATATACATTGCTCGTGTGCCACCAGTGATCGTGAACGGATTGATCGACTGCGGCAGCTCCATGACTTTCTTGTTCGATCCTCCAGGCCACACTGTCTGGATATCAGCGTAATCGCTGATCGGACCAAGTGGACCAATCACGTCCGCAGTCAGCATGCCTGTGCTACCATCCAGCGGCACTTCTACATACGCAAGGTAATTGGGCCAGAAGAAGTCATCAAACTCCATCTGGAATGCATCCTGCACATGTTGCAGTATACGACCACTGGCGTATATCTGCGTAGCCACGCCAGGAACCTGTGACAACTCATTGATGACTGCATTCACAATGTCTTGCACGATCACAGGCATATCGTTCTCCTACATGATCGACGACGCACCGGGGTGGCAAACCTTCGTGCGCCGTCTCTCACTCAACAAGCAAGGGGGGAAACTAAGCCGCTGCTTGTCGAAGCCCGTGCAAACCACCATTGTTCGTGGTGTTCACATCATTCGCCATGTTGAATGCCGCACTGATGATATTCACACCATTCATCGTGGTTGTGGTCGTATACACACCGCGTGGATCATTCGTCGTGTTCGTCTGCGGATCAACCAGACTAGGACCAACCAGTGTGCCTGCCGCAGCAACAACACCGTTGCCAATTTCGTACACGCAACGAAGTGCCTTATACGGCAACCCCAACTTGACACTCGTGCCGATGCTAAGCGTAGTTGCCGCAGCGGTGATACCAGCAGAAGCAAACGACTTGAACGCCTTGTTCCCAATCACTGGCGTCGCACCATTCAGCGTAAGTGCTTCAGCAATGGGCTGACCAAGATAATCCCAACCAAGGAGAGTAACCACGGTTGCGTTCGCACCACTTGCTGCGATCTGGATACAACGTCCATACGGATCAGGAATAGCAGCGACACCACTTAGGTCAATCGACGTGATGCCTGTCATGCTACCAGCATTGAGGATGCTGGTCGTGACAGCCGCGAGTGGTGCACCGAAGTTGACACGCGTCTCGCCATTGTAGTTCACATCCGCACTGTATGCCATCGCAGGGCAATACGTATTGATCCGACGCGGGAAGTTCGTCGGTGTAGACATCAAGTTGGGCATTATTCGATCTCCTGTCCACTGAGTGTGGCAAGACCACCGCTACTACGTGCACGTGGTCTGTTGTTCTGCGAACGCTCAACGATCTCCTTCGGTGTCAGTGCGATATCAGCAGGCACTTCTTCACCAGAGTTCATATCCACCAAGCGCGGTTGCTCCAGCACGCCAATGCGCCGCAGTTGATCTTCGTCATCAGCAGCAACGAACATGCTGTGGCCTTGCGGGAAGTAGATCATGTAACCATCCTCAAACTCTTCCTTCTTCGGAACGAGCTTGCGTGTGATCACTTCCTTATTACCCAAAGGTCCAACCTTGCGCACATCTTCCTCAATGTGCATGACCATGCGCCAGAACTTGCCACTGATCTTCTCAACCTGGAATGCGGGTTTGAAGTCCAGACCAGATTGGGGCATGTCTACGCTTCCCTGCTGGATCGTGAACCAGCCTTAGTATCTGCGCGTGTATCATGCTGTGCTGTTGCCGCTGCACCACTCAATGTGCTTGGTGGATCAGGTGGAGGTGGTTCAGGTGGAACAACCACATTCACATCAGGCCCATAACTCGTTGCATTCGGGAACGAACTCAACACCTGTTGATGTTCCACACTGCCAGCGACAACCTCTTCCTGTCCCGGTTCGGTTACATCGTAACCTTCTACAACAGGCTCCATCGCTTCTGCTGCCGCATCACGACCCTCAATGGCTTTCTTCTGGTTCGCCTTAGCTTCTGCAATGGCTTTGTCTTTCGCTGCCTTGCTGTCAGCAGCGCGTTTGTCTTCCGCTTTGGTATCGGGCATCTTGTCCTCCTAATTCGTCAACACAGCATGTGTGCGGAATGCTCTCCAAAGACACCATTGTCCTTGCCAAACGACACGACTGCCTACGGCATCTACGTTCCACGGTGCGACCAGTTCCTTCACCTTCATGTTCACGCCACGTAGCATGTGCAGACGCAGATAGGTGTCGTTGATGAAGTATGCGAAGTTAACAGGACAGTCTTCGTCATACATCATCGGTATGCCGTTGTGCATACAACCCTCGAACCCGAGGTCAAACATGCGCTTACCCGCTTTGCCTTCACTCAGTGGGATAGTCATCTTATCCCTTACCGCTTGGCGATACATCCTGTAGATGTTCCGTCCGGTGAGGATGATACTGGGTCGATCACCTTTGAGGGTAAGGTCCATGAGAACGTCATCGAACACTTCTTCGATGTTCGTGCTATCCATTCCACCAGCAAACACATAAGCACTAGTGCGCCACTGAGGCTGAGTAGCACGATTAATCCCACCGAGGGTGCCAGTGAGGGGGTTGGTGGGAATAAGCGAGCCGAGACCAAGAGGATCAGTGCCGCCACCCACAGCATAAAGATACTGACTAAACTTGTCCTTGATCGACTCCTCGAGCACATTCATCTTCTCCTTCATCAGTTTGAAGATGGCTGCTGCACCGTTGTTCTCGTCTTGCTCCTGATCCGATATGATGACACTACCGGCGACACGGCTATAACCATACTCAACCGTGTCAAATTCATCTGTCTGGTTAACAGGCAGCGGTGTGTAATAGCTATACGACGTAATGTTTGGGTTACGACCGACCGTGAGTGGGTTGGTGATGTTGTAACCACCATCTTCGTATTCCACACGGTCATTCGCAAACACCCAAGCCATCAACGCATTCGACTTGATCGAAGCCATCACCAACTTGCGTCGGCTCTTAGTCAACGTGCTGTGCAGAACATCTGCTACAGCAGGTATGATTGTTCCAACAGGCATAGCCTACCTCATCAGTTTAAGTTGACACCGTGTTCCTGCATCGACTGCCTGATTATATCAGCCCAGGATGCGTTCTCATTGTATTGCGTGACTGCGCCATTACCTACTGGCGTAGCCTGTGTGGGTTGCACACCACGCCCCGGAATAGGACGTGTCTGTGCGGGTGCTTGTGTCTGCTGCTGAGGGGTAGGCTGCTGCCGCTGTGCTGCAATCTGCTGCTTCAGCGATTGTGTCCAATCCAGTTGGTTCTCGTGTGCCCATCTGATCATCTTGGTATAGGCACTATGGAGGGACAACCCAGGCTGAGCCTGAAGCATTTCGGACAGGACGTCAAGGTTCGAGTTCGCCTCCTGGTTATCCTCAAGGAACGAATTAATCTCCGCCTCCGCGCGCTGTTGGTGTTCCTGTTGTTGACGCGCCTGTGTCTGTTGCTGCGTAATCGGCATCATCTTGTTGTCGATCATGCGCTGAATAGCAGCCATATCCATGCCAGGACTGACGCCCTGGTCTAAGAACGGAATAGGATAGCCCTTACTCTTCACTTCTGCGACAAGCGACTCCAGAGTCTTCACCGGATCACGCATAAACTCACTCATTATGCGCACGGCCACAAGCTGATCCTGTGGAGACACATTCAGTCGCACAGCTTCTTGTGTCACTTCATTGACAGCGGACAACCGCTGCGTTGCTTGTGCCAACTGCTGCTTCAGTTGGTTGTTCTCACGCGAGTGTCGCTGACCTTCCTCATACACACGACGCTCAATACCACCTTTGGCTACAACTCTACCAGTTATAGGGTCAACAAGATCACGCGTGTTAGGTTGTTCCGCATTCGGGACTTCAACGAGTCCATCATGCCTACGACGCACTTGTGCTTGAGGCTGCCCAGGCTGTGCACTGGTTTGGCCACCGCCTTGCTGCGTAGGCGCACTGGATGTGGTAGCGTCGCCACCTGTATCTCCACCACCTTGCGATGTATCGGTGCCCGTATCAACATCGTCATGGATGTCGGGGATGCTACCAAGTATGCTGTCTTCTACACTACCACTGCCGCTCATTTGCTGCTCCATAAGTCACGTACACGCTGATACTTTTGCTCTGTCGTATGACCGTCCCACTCTCCAGCATACTCAGGAAGATCAGCAAATAACTCTGCTTCTCTATCATGATAGTGCCAAGAGACTTGTCCTGTTGGTAGATCGATGTAGACACATCCATTCCATTCAGGGTCCCAGCCTTCAATGGCAGTGCGCTTTCTACCACTCGGATATAACCGAGCAAGCAGTGCAACAAGTTGGTTGCGTTCGTGATACGCTTCATCACTCATGCTGCTACTCCCTGTGGACCATTGCTACCCTGGCTCTGTAGCATCTGTTTGAATATCTCGGCTGGTGGAACACCTTGCGCCAACGCACCACCTATAGCCTGCAAGACAGGTGGTGGCAGTTGTTGCAATATCTGCACAACTTGTGCTGCCAACTGCACTCCACCACCACCTGCTTGCGGAGGTCCACCGGATGCGGTCGGTTCGCCTCCTGACGGCGGTGCACTACCAGCCTGCCCCGGTGCACCACCTTGCTGAGACTGAGCCATCATCTGCACCTCGGCAGCGATGCTATCCCAGTCCTCTTTACTGATCACGAAGTCATCGAACGCCTCGCTCATCATCTTCAACGAGACCTTCAACGCACTCGCAGGAGCAGCACGCACATACTGCGCCATAACCTGTCCGATTTGCACAGCCTCTTGTTTCTTCTGCTGACTCGTTAGCTTCTGCGTCGAGCCCCCAACAACTTGCACACTAAAGGCAGCAAAATCTCTAAGACTATCGAGAGGACGCCAAAACTCACTAACATCCAAGCCAGTGATCTCATTCACTGTCTCCGCATCCATAAACTTCAAGCACATCTGTGCGAGTTTCCAACCAACATCACCAAGTGCGTCCTCAATCGCATCGAGTCGCATGTCGGTGCGTTGGTTCCCGAGACTGCTGTAGTAGTCGATGGCCTTATTCGTGGTGTTCGTCTTAAACTCGCCACCGCGCTCCACTTCATTCGTAGCAGCGATGCGATCCACGCTCATATACAAGTCCTTCTTGTCGAACAGTGGCAAGAACGCCATGCTAGGAGGTGGTATGCTGAAGATAATCTCTTCATGCTTCATACCTTCAGGTATCTTGATCGGTGTCGCGGTTGCGTCCGGTCCCTTGAGTATCTTGTCCGCAGTCTCCTGCGTGATGCCTGCGTCGGGGTTATAGAATATGTTGCGCCTTGCCCAAAGCAGCGCCCTTCTCTTCTCATCATTGATCTCATTGATCTGGTCTTGCTGATCCAGATAATAACTAACCTCACCCTTCGCATACATAGCGACAGGGTTCTCATGAAACCACATAGGCGTAAGCGGGAAGAAGCCTTGTAGACCGTATGGATCGTCCCATACCCAAATAGGCCACTTCCAGTCGTTATCAGCATACATCTCAAGGCGACGCGTGACCTTATCCCACACATACCACACCTTGGTCATGCACGCTTTATCAAACTGATCCGCGGTATCAAATCCATACGCGCTATACGCGTTATCTTTCTTACTAAACAGCGAGAACTCTTTATCATCCCCACTGCCACCACCGCCAGTTAACACATGCGTAGGCTCGAAGATCGACTTAACTTCTTCACCATCAGGATCTTTCTCACCGTAGATCGCATTGATATACTCAGTCGGTAGCATATCTTCGATCATCATCCAGTTTGCATCATTCCCAGATGGATCACTGCTGTTTGGGTCGATCAGCACCTGATGCGGCAACCTGATACGCACATACGGACCAGATGGTTGTAGAAACTCAACCTTCTCTTCCAGAGCAGTGAGTGCACCTTCAACCTCTCTGATCTCTTTATCATCCTTCGCAGCAGCGAGCTTATCGGACAACATCTGCAAGTCTGTAGCTGCTTGCTCGCTACTCTTGTCCTTCTGCGTATACCCTACCTCGAACCATGCGCGGTTCGTCAACAACGCAATGACTACGTTACGTTTCGCCTTCGGCTTAATATTCACACCCGGTGCGAACTTCATCCTGAACAGAGCATCAACCAACTTCTCGACAGCACGTGCAAATGCATCGCCTTTCTCATCCATATCGAGATCAGAACTAGGTCGTGCCGTTACCGTGACAATAGGGTTCTTCGCATACAGGTCAGGCAACTGTGCATTGATGTTAGAGAAGACAATGTTCTCGGTTGACGAGAAGCGTTCATTCAACCGACGAGCAACGTGCCGATTGCCAGCAACATTAGCATCAGTTCCGTCACGATGATCCGACTGATCATGGTTATAATATCTGATCGCCTCATCCCACGCATCGATCAAATCCTTCATTGCCTTCTGGCCTGTGTCCTTCTTACTGCGCCACACGCCACCACGCTTACTGCTTACCGGGATGCGGCTATCAGGCATAGCCTTATACACGGCTGGCGCTTCAGCCGGAGCGGGCATGCCAACATCCGCTTGCACGAGCGACTGCTCAAGTGTGTCACCACTCGTATCGAGGTCGAGTTGGGGATCGTCTTGTTCGTTGCTGCCTGACATTATCGCACCAGCGGTCGGAGAGGAACAGCACCAAAC